GATATGGTGGCCCTGCGCGTTGTGATGCGTATGGGCTGGGCACTGCCCAACCCCGCCACCCGCATGAACGCAGACCGCTCCAAGGTTCCGTTCGCATTCCTGACCGCTGCGGCTGTCGCAGCATAAGGAGGCCCCCATGCTTTACTGCACCTACGACCAGTACCAGACAGCGGGCGGTACGCTGGACGAAGCCGCGTTCACGCCGCTGTGCTTCCGGGCCTCGAAGCTCATTGACCGGGCCACCTTTGGCCGGGCCGAAGCCCACACCAAAGGCTGCGCCGACTGTGCCGAAGCTTTGGCCATGGCCTGTGCGTCCATCGTGCAGAGCCTTGAACGGGCCGAAGCGGCACGCGCTGCCACCGGCTATGCGCCGGGCGTGACCAGCGTCAACAACGACGGCTTTGCCGTGACGTTCTCCGACGGAGCACTGGCCGAAAAGCAGGTCGCCGAAGCGTACAGCATTCTTTCCGGCTGCCTGGGGCACGACCCCCACGGCCTGCTGTATCGGGGGTGTTTCTGATGCAGTGCAGCGTAACTGTGGTGAACCTCATCCACGACACCGCCACTGAGACCGACCGGCCTGTCTGCCACGTCATCCCCGGGTGCAGCTGGCGGGAGAAGCTGGACACTTCCGGCGGCGACCCCCAGCGGACGGTGCACGTCCGGCTGCCCCCTGCGGCGGGCTACCTGCCCTATTTCCAGTGGGCAAAGCTCCCGCCCGGGGAAAAGGCGGCACACTGGACGCTCAAGCGGGGCGGCAAGCTCATCTGCGGCGCTGTCTGCAGCCTGACCGAGGCCGAGTATGCCGCCCTCGAGAAAACTCATATCTGCTGCACGGTGGCGGCGGTCTCCGACAACCGGGAACCGCTGCTGCCGCATTTTCATGTAGAGGGGAGCTGAGGAAATGAGCAAGCCTGTTTTTGATCAGCCCTACGGCCTGCGCTACAAGGTGGACGGCGTTCAGATGCAGCTTTCCTGGCGGCCTGACTTCGGTGCCGAAAAGACTGCTGCCCTGCAAAAAGCGCAGTATGCCATGGCACAGGAAGCGGCCCGGCTCATCGACAGTTATGTTCCGCTGGACACCGGCACACTGAAAAACAGCGTACAGACCGCTTCCAAGTATGACGAGGGCCTTTTGGTGTACAACACCCCCTATGCCCGCAAGCAGTATTACCTGCACGCCGAGGGCAGCGATCTGCGTACCTTCATGGGCAACAAAGAACGTGGGCAGGAAGCCGACAAGTACAAAGGTCTGCGCGGCTCCTACTGGGGCCAGCGGGCACTTGCAGACATGGGAGAGCATCTGGCCCTTTATGCGACCCGTGCCGTTACCATGTTCTGGGGAGGGATGGGCCACTTATGAGCGAGAAAGCCACCATCACGGCCATGCGGGAGTGGCTCAAGACCTGCCCTCTCATCGCCGAAGAGCAGACCGAAAACGGGGCAGCATTCCGTATCTCCGGGCTTTCCCCGGAACCGGTGGCCGAGTTTTCCATTGAAGATTCCCCCACAGACCCTGTGCTGACCACTTATTTCTCCGGCAGGAACATGGCCAAAAGCTATGTATTCCTGAGCCGTCGGGAATACAGCGAGACCCAGAGCACCCAGATCGCCAACAGCGGCTTTTTTGAGCAGCTGGCCGACTGGGTGCTTGCCCAGAATGACCGGCATGACCTGCCCCAGCTGGAAGCCCCAAAGCAGCCCCTCAGCGTATCGGTCACCGCATCGGGCTATATCGTTACCAGCAGCGCCGGAAGCTGCAAAATGCAGATGCAACTCCGGCTCGTTTATTACCAACCGAAAGGAGTTTCAACATGACTGTTACTGAAGCTGTTACCGCCTCCGGCATCACCCCCAGCGCCGACTACAAGGGCATCGAGAACACCGATGACTTTGTGCTGGCCATCTGCACCGAGGCCAGCAAGAAGGATGCCGTTAAGGACTGGACCGTCTGTGCTGACCATGTGCGGGAGCACAGCGGTGCACTGAACGCTTCCACCTCTGACAATACCTACATCCGCACCGGCCCCGTTACCACCAAGGGCAGCGTTCAGCGCACCCTCACCATCAACGGTGACCGCTGCAAGGGCGATGCGTTCCAGGACTTCATTCTGGGCCACGAGATGATCTATGGCTTCGGCCAGAGCGTTATCCTGCCCTACGTCTATTTCTCCCTGCGCACCGGCAAGGGCGAGATGGGTGCAGCCGCATTCATCGTCACCAGCGACGTGGGCGGCTCTGCCGGCGCAATCGCCACCTTTGCCTGCGATGTAAAGGGCATCGGCACCCCTGCCAAGTTCGACTATTCTACCGCTGCGGCAGGCTGATCCTGCCCGTAGCTCTGTGCCCTCGTCCTGACCGGCGAGGGCTTTTTTGATAGGAGACGACCATGAAGATCTTTGATAAGGAATTTGCGTTTTCCAGCCTGAACGCCAACGATATCGAGCGGCTGGAGCAGGCAAAGGCAAAGCTGGAAAAGGCCGAGGAGGCCGAGCGTCAGCGTGCACAGCAGACCCCTAACATGAGCTATGCCAAGGGTATCCGCGGCCAGTGCCGCATCGTGGAAGCGTTTGTCGATGATGTGCTGGGCAAAGGGTCTGCGGCAGCTCTGGGGCTGGACGGCAATGACCTGGGCAAGGCCCTGACTGTGATGACCGAACTGACCCGGGCTGCAAATCAGGAAAAGCAGAAGTTCGACCCCAGCCTTCTGGCTCCTCAACTGAACCGTGAGCAGCGGCGCAAGGCAAAGCGCCGCCGTCATCATGGCTGACATCCTGCTGGAGCCACTGCCCACCGAGTGGGAGGGCCGCGCCATCGACCCGGACTTCCGGCCCATGGTCTGGCTGTCGAACCAGTACCAGCGCAAGCGGGAGAAAAAGGATACCATCGCCCTTGCGCGGGAAGCGTTCCGGCGCTTCTACCGGGAGCCGATTCCTCCCCAACTGGCCCCGGAGGCCTATGAAAGCCTTCTGCGCTTTTACCACGGGGCCGACCCGCCCGGACGTTCCGGCGGCAAAGGCAGCGGTTCCGGTGAGCTTGCCATGGATTTTGCCTGTGACGCGGACTATCTGACCGCAGCTTTTCAGCAGGCTTACCACATCGACCTTACGGCAGAGCGCATCCACTGGTGGCGGTTTCTGGCTCTGCTGCGGGGGCTGCCGGAGGAAACCACCATGGCGAAGATCATGTCCTGGCGCACGATGGACACCTCCGGCATGGAGGGCAGGCAGCGCCAGCAGTACGAGGACCTGAAGGAGACCTTTGCCCTGCCCAAAGAACTGCGGCACACCCGGACGGCAGTCACGGTGGCCGACCACAATGCCGCCTTCCTGCAGCGGCTCAGGCATGGCGATGACGAGGAGGTGAGCGCCCCCAATGGCTGATTTCAGTATTACGGGTGATGTCCGGCTGAACAGCGACCCGGCAGAGCAGAGCGTCAATAAATGGACGGTAGCCGCCGGGCAGATGATCGCCGATTTCGCTAAGAAAGCCGCCGATGCCCTGCTGAGCGTGGTGAAGAGCGGTCTGTCCTACAACCGGGACATGGAGAGCTACCTCACCAATTTCAAGGTCATGCTGGGTGACGAACAGCTTGCCGCCGAAAAGCTGGAAGAGATCCGCAAAATGGCAGCATCCACACCCTTCACCCTGTCTGATCTGACTGAGGGAACCCAGACCCTGCTGCAATTCGGCATTGCGGCAGACGACACCACCAACGTGCTGCAGATGCTGGGCGACATTTCTCTGGGTAACGCAGACAAGATGCAGACCCTTGTCCGGGCCTATGGCAAGATGTCCAGCGCCCAGAAGGTCACGCTGGAAAACGTGAACATGATGATTGACGCGGGTTTTAACCCGCTCAATCAGATCTGCGAGGCCACCGGCGAAAGCATGTCCGACCTGTACAAGCGCATCTCGGATGGCAAGGTGGGCTTTGAGGAATTGCAGGCCGCTGTGGAAGCTGCCACCAGTGAAGGCGGGCAGTTCTACAACGGTATGCTGGAAGCCAGCCAGACCTTCAACGGACGGCTGTCTACCCTGCAGGACAACGTGGCTGCCCTTACCGGCAAACTGACTGACGGCCTGTTCTCGGCTCTTGGCGACCTCATCGTCAAGACCAACGAGCTGGTGGTCTCCATCACGGAGGATGACCAGAAGCTGGCCAAACTGAAAGACACCATTGGTCTGGTCATCACCGTTGTCACCTCTGCCGGCGTGGCATTTCTGACCTACAAGGGCTACCTGACCGCCACCTCTGCCGCTACGGTGGTACAAACAGCTGCGACTACTGCCCTTGCTGCCGCCCATAAAGCTGCCGAAGGCGGGGCGACCGGTCTGGCTGTTGCTCAAGCGGCACTCAATGCCGTGATGAAAGCAAACACGGTCGGAATCGCCGTCTCTGTGGTGGCTGCTCTTGCAGCGGCCCTTGTGACTGCCTATCAGACCAGTGAGACCTTCCGCAACTTCGTGAGTGGGGCATTTCAGTTCGTCGCCAATATCGCCCAAAGCACCATCGGTGCGGCCATCGGCTGGCTGGACAAGCTCAGTTACAAGCTGAACAGCTTTCTCGGGAAGGATGGTTATACCGGCTTTTCCAGCTACGATGACTACAAAGCAGACAAGGATGCACAGGCTGCAGCGGCCACTTCCAAAGCCAACCGGGAGGCACGGCACAAGGCAGCCCAGGCCGGGCAAGGCATCAGCACCAAGAGCTGGACGGAACTGCAAGAGGAGGCCAAAGCTGCACAAAAGACCACTGAGCAAGCGGCCAGTGCTGTTTCTGCATCCTCGAAAAAGGCCAGTTCTTCCGCCAAAAAGGCTGCATCTGAGGTAGTGAACTCCATTACCTCCACCAGCACGCAGATTGAGAACGGGGTCACCCGTACCACCGAAACGGTCCATGAGACCCTGAAAAACGGCACGAAACAGCAGAAGCAGACCGTCACCGAAACCAGCCGTCAGATGGTGGACGGGGTTCTCTCGGACGTTAAAACCATCACCACCACGGCAGCGGACGGCAGCCAGAAGGTCACCCAGAGCATCGAGGCAGTCCGGGATGTGGTATCCACCACTAAGGACACCCAGACCGCCCTCGTAGACGGTGTAAAGACCACCACCGAGACCACCACGAAACTGCTGGCCGACGGTTCTGAACAGGTCGAACAGACGATCACCGCCACCGGCACTGAAATCATCGACGGCGTGCAGCGCACGGTCAAGACCGTGACCACCATCGCCGCCGACGGCACCCAGACCGTGGCAAAGACCATCGAGGATGCCGGGCCCCAGTACGGCAGCATGGGTGAGCTGCTCACGGAGCAGTTCCGCACCAAGCTGGACGAGGGATGGGCGCAGATCCAGGCCGACATCCAGACAGATGCGCTGGGGGCCATCGAGACGCTGGCAACGGCCCTCAAGGATGGCGACCTCGAGCAGCTGGGCCTGTGGGCGGCTTCCTACTTCTGGCAGGCCTGCACCAAGGAACAGCAGGCGCAGATCCAGAGCGTGGCCATGGGGGCGCTCAACCAGCTGGGCAGCGCTTTGGGCGGCGTGTTCGGGAACCTCGCCAATCTGGCCATGGGTCTGGTGGCGCAGTTCGTGCCCGCCGCAGCCAGCGCCACAGCCGGGCAGACTGCCCTGAACGTGGCCATGGATGCCAACCCCATCCTCTTTGTCATATCCCTTATCGGGATGCTGGTGGGTGCCCTGCTGAACTTCTCCGGCAAAAACAAGGATGTGGCCAACGCTTTCCAGAATGTCTGGGCGGGTGTTGAGGACTTTATGAGCTACATCTTCGAGGGCCTGATGCGCATCGTGGCGGCGGGCATCGAGGGCTTTGTCATCCTCATCAACGGCCTCATCGGCCTGTATAACTCCGTGGCGTGGCTCTACGGTGGTACGATTGATTACATCTCCAATCCGGCGTGGGACTACGCCAATAAAATCGCCGCAGACCGCAAGGCCCGGCAGGAGGCGCGGAAGAAACAGCAGGAGGCCATCAACAACCCCAGCAGCTCCGGCACTTCTACCAACTCCCAGAAGGTCATCGAGAGCATGACCGACACCAGCAAGACCACCAGAGCAGACGGCAGCACCGTGACCACCAAGGTGCTCACCGAGAAGCTGCAGGATGAGACCGGCAAGATCACCCAGAGGGTGACCAAGACCGTCACCGAGGCGGGTACCAAGCTGGTGGACGGCGTGGAGCGCTCCTACAAGACCGTGACCACCTATGTGGACGGGGTTCAGACAAAGTTGGAGCGCAGTTTGGATGACATCGCCAAGACCACCACAGGCACAAAACCCGGCTCCACCACGCCG